CATAGAGTCAATCTTTGGAATAACTGCGGCAAGTGTTCTTCTAAAAGGATTAAAAAATATTCCTAAAATGATAAAGGCAATACCTGGCGTAATAAAAGCTATTCCAGGAATAATTAAATCTATACCAAAAACAATTTTATCAGGTGTTGGTGCCTTAGCAGACGTTTTAAATCCAGCAACTTTGATAAAAGCTCCAGGAAAAGCATTAGATTGGGTAAAATCTCTTCCTGGAAAAGGAATGAAAAGAATATCAGACTGGTGGAACGGGGCCGACGAAATTGCTAAAAATGGTCCACTTAGAGATCCTAAAACAGGAAGATTCATATCTAAAAACGCAGAAAAAGTGACGGCCAAAACCGGCACAAAAACATTAGCAAAACAGGGTGGCAAAGCAGGAGTAAAAGCAACACTAGGTAAAATACCAATATTAGGTGCAATTTTAGGAGCCGGTTTTGCAGCAGGAAGGGCGTGGGAAGGAGATTGGACTGGCGCTGGGATGGAACTTGCTTCGGGTGCCGCAAGCACACTTCCAGGATTAGGTACCGGAGCAAGTTTGGGAATTGATGCGGCGCTTATGGCCCGTGACATGGGAGCATTTGATGGGGTTTCATTAAATCCGTTGGGTATCACAGAGGCAAGCGCATCTGTTTTAAGTCCAGAAGAACTTAATAAAAAGAAACTAATAAAAGACACAATCAATTCACAAGTCAAACAAGATCCATCAACTATGCCATCAGCCATAGTACCCATAGCAAAACTGGCAAAAACTGGAGATTTAAAGGAGCTTCTACAGGGAGATTCAAACGGACTAGGATTTATTTTTTCATTAAAAAATATTGATACTAAGGACCTTTTGGCTGCAATGGTTGGTAGTTTAGGTGGTGAAGGAGGATCAGCTTCGGCAGGCTCAGGAAGCTCAGGTGGTTCAGCGCCTACAGGCTCAGGAAGCTCAGGTGGATCAAATTCAACAGCTATGGCCGGTGCCATGGGAAATCCAACGATAGGTTCGAGTGTTTCTGGAGCAGCATCTTTAGTTGGATCAGGACGAGGATCTTCTATGCCCATTGGGCCAGCGCCGGCGCCAGGTCAAGGATCAAATGCTCTATCGAGCACCGCAAAAGCACTCAAAGAACAAAGAATGGAAACAGCAAACACATCAGGACTAGGAAGAGTAGCTTGTGTGTGGGCAACAAATCAAGTATTCAATCAAGCTGGAATACCTCTGCCGTGGGCAAAATCAAACAATAGTGTCAGTAATGCCGAAGCTGGACTAAAGAAAAATGGATGGACACCTGTGGGGGAAAACGACAGGAGGCCAGGAGACGTTTGGGTAGCAAACAATGGCTCAAGACGGCATATAGGAATAGTGGGCGAAGATGGCAACGTAATTAATAATAGTAGCAGAAATGGTGCATTTACAAACAGCATGCCTCCAGATGCTCTTAGAAAACATTGGGGTCAGGGGCAATATTATAGAATGCCAAAAGGTTGGGTTGAAAGTGGTGGAAAACCTGGCGGAGATCCTGCGGCTCCAGATCCTGTTGGAATGCCATCACCAAAGTTGCAAAAAGAACAAGATTCAAAAGCATCTTCATCAACAGGAGCCGCATTAAGCAACCCAGAAAATTCTTCCAATAATTTTGGTGCTGCCACGGGTGGTGCGGCAGGCGCTGCTGCCCCGACAGGAAACTCTTCAGGCGCAGCACCAAAAGCAGAGCCGACTTCAAATTTACTCGGAGAAAAAGTTAAACCAACTCTAGGAGATGAAAAGCAATTTGAAAGGGAAAAAGCTCTTGAAGAATGGAATGCTAGTAATGATCCTAATAAAGGAACACCAGAACAATTTTTAAAACAAAAAGGGTTGCTTCCTGGAACAGAACCGGTACAAAGTGCTGATCCAGAGTTAGATAAATTGTTTTCTGATGAAAATCCTGGAGGAAAAGAAGGTGTTGATTATGTTGTAGATCCAGATAATGGGGAAAAATTATATTTTGATAAAGAATATAAAGAGGCTTTAAAACTGGAAAACAATCCAGCACCTATGACTCCAGCAAGAGAAACCGTCGCTAAAAAATCTGAAGCAAATGCATCAAAACAGGCAGAGACTCCTGCACCGGCGCAACCTATCGTATACCCAGTGCCTACTCCAGCGCCGGCATCTGGAGGCGAAAGCCGAAGCGGATCCGACACCCTAACTGAAAGGTATGGATCCTCTTTCGGCAAATCAAACGATCTTTAATCTTCGTTTGCAAGCTGCTGTAGGTAACTTAGATCGTCTGAAATATCCTCATCATCTGAGGATGCAGTAAAGGACGCTGGAATATCATCTTCATCTGAACTAATATTACCAACATCAGTTGCACTTTCTACCAAAGATGGTTTAGTGGTTTTATTTGTAACTGAAGAGCTGGTAGCATCAACAACAGCCGAAGAACTAATACCAAGAACACGATCAAGGCGCCTCTTTAAATCTTCATATGACTTAAATTGAGACGGGTCAATTAGCTCAGAAAGTTTATGCTGAGACTTCCAGAGGTCCTCTATTTTTTTATCATCTCCACTAAACAAAGGTTCTGGATTTGAAAAATCTGAGGCATCATAATTAGGATATCCTTCAACCTTGCGACACTTGAGCTTGAAGTTAGCTCCTTTCCATGGACAGAAAGGATTTACTGGATCTTTTTGATCAACAAGATCGGCCTCAGGAATCATCGCCTCTTGAATCTTTTGAAAGATTTTCTTGCCATATTCAAATAGAAAAACTTTACCCTCGTTATCTGGGTTTGCAGGATCTTTTACAACAAGAATGTTTGAGACATACTTTGGTGTTCTCTTCTGCTTACGAGCAAGTTCTTTGTTTGCATCAACACCAGAGTTCCATAGCTGATTGTTATATTCAAACACAGGATCTGCTACGCTCTTGCCGAGAGTGGTGCGAGACTTCTCAATATACCAACCACCAGGTCCTTTAAAGGCGTGCTTATACAACAAAACCCAAGGAAGCGTGTCGCCTTCAGATTCTGGAAGAAACCTAATTACTGCCGCTCCGGCTCCGGACTTATCAACAGTTAGCTTCCAGAAGCGAGAATCATCTGACGAACCAGACTCAGACTTCTTGTTTAAACTTTCAAGGGCATCCTGTAGCTTTTTTGCACCAGCTAAACCTTGATTTTTCTTTAGATCGGCAAATGACATAGTTTATTCTCCAAATAAAATAGTTCACTAACGTATAGTGTCAGTGTTTAATATAATTCATTTATGCGGATTCAGCAAGAGATTTTTGAACAAAAATGCTTCGCATAATATTTTTATAGTGCTTGACATCCACTTCCAAGAAAGGAGAATATTTGGCACATAGTATTCTTAATTCAGGCCAAACAAGTTCGTCTTTAATGTTTACATCAATTTTTTTTACAAAATTCAACACCTTGTTAATTATTATGAAAGTCTCCAAACGAATGGTTTGTTGAAACACTAGCGTAACTATTTCAGGCCAATCATCTTCTGCGGGGTGCGTAAACAGCTCATTAAAATCTTTTAATTCACCATCGTCAATATATTGTTTTATTGTAAGTAAATCTTGTTCAAAAAGATACTCCAAAGACTGCTGAGTTTTTTTCCACTCCAACAACCGATTTCTACCCTCTTCGGACACAATGTTTCCTATCCAGACATTTCGATCTGAAATAAAGTTGGCTATCAAAAGTTGCTCAAACTGTTTTTCGTTATATACTTTGGCTAGTCTCTGGAAAAAATATTTGTCGTTTCGTGACTCAAACTTTTCTCGGGAAACTTTTGCTACGCCTGAGAATTTAAAATAATCATAATCTTTTTGCTGAAAGTGTAGCTTTATGGCCACATACTTTCTATACGCATCATAAGCGTTCATTGTATCACATAAAAAGTTTGGCAGGCTTTTTTCCTCTATTAATTAAATTTAAGTCGGTGGCTTCTGCCTCAATTTTTTGTTTTATACTAACGTTTATGAGGCGAGGGACAGTTTCTGGTTCAATATTGTGAGTTTGTATGTAATCACACACAGCCTCAAAATATGTTATTCTACTCTCTCTAACGATTTTTTCTATCTCTTGCGAGAATGTTGATTGTGTGTGTACTTTTAATGTCATTCTATAAACCCATTATCTTTAAGCAGTTTTTCTAGTACATGGTCATCCATGTATCCTCCCACATCGAACGGATCTAAAGTAAGAGTTGCAATGGTGGCTTCATCGCAGATTATTTTTGTTTTTCCATATCGATATGAAATTGTTATTTTTTTGTTGTCTGTAGATTTTCCTTCCCACTCTGAAGGAAATCCTAGGCTAGTACGAGTGAGGGTTTTAAAATCTACCTTCATCATTTTCCTCCAAAAGATTGTGTTTTTTTAGAATGTAAAATAGTTCTTCAGTGGTAAGATATCCGCAATCAAAATCTTCTGGATCGCTTGATAACTCTTCTATTAATAATACTAAATGTTGCTCTTCAATACAATCAAAAATGTGATTAACCTGATGTTGATTTACATACACCGTAAGCTCATTGTGGCGATAACGAATATATACACCTAAACCATTTTCAAAGTATTCCCACTGGCTAGGGCATGCCACGCAAGTTTGCTCTAGCTTAGTGAAATGGATCTTTCTGCTCATAAGTCTAGCTTGCTTCTAAATCCTAAAAATACTGGAAATCTTGGTGCGTCTTTGGCGCCTACAGATTGATATTTATACTTCACTAATTTATTAAGATATTTGTCTTGGTTGTTCCAGATTTCTTGTTTCAATGCATCATCAAAACCTGAGCCTATTCCAAATCGCACTTTTGTTTTTTCATCCAAGACAATTAAAGAACCTAAAGTATTGGCCGGAACAAGACCGTCTTTTTTTGACGATCTTTTTGATAGACCAAACTTATCTTTTTCTTGTGAGTTTTCATTGTGTAATTTTTCTTCAAATCCAACAACTATGGCCTCTGCATCTAAAAATCGTTTTAACTTCATCAATATTTGTTCTTTTGGTGTTGAGCGGCCGCATTTGTATTTGCCATGGGGTTGGCGAAGCATTATGCCCTCGTAACCTTTATTGAGGCATGACTGTTCATACGCCAACAATTCCTTCTCATTTTCTATTAATACAGGAAGTAGCATATTGACATGAAAAGGCACAGTCTGTTCTGACAACACAACATCAAGAACCATATCATCGATTCGTTCACAATATGGTTTATTTAAATCATCTTTTACATAATCAAAAACGTAAAAAGAAAACTCAGGCTCACCTTCAAATGACATTACTTTTGATTGAATGTCATTAAATGTCCCAGGTGTCATGATTTCACCATCGACACCATCTGGCAAATGTTTTTCCAACAACTCTCGAATGTGTTTATTTGGTACAGGCTTAAACTTGCGAGTAACTGCTTTGCCAGCGACTTTAAGAACACGAATACCATCCAGTTTGGGTGTTGCTAAGACAGGAAACTTAACAGTAGTTAAATTATCCAAAGTTGCCGCTAATAATGGACGTGTAATCATATGTATATTGTACTACACACTTAAATAAATGTCTATATTAATTTGAGTTTCGGAAACACAATTCCAAACCGTCTAAATAAAAAAATAACCTTTAGTTTAGCAGGTATACGAGGATGTCTAAAGCAATAAACGAAGGCAACATCATAGAAGGAATATTTGCCATAGGAATTGGATTGTTATTAAGGGACGGAGAAATAAACAAATCGGAACTAAACAAAATCAGAACTGAAATAGATCCAAAAATATTTAAAGATGGTCCTTCCGAACATCAGATTGGTCATCACGTTTTAAGAAACGCAAAAAACAGAACACCTGACGTATTCAACGTAAACTTAGTTATACGCATGAAGCCTGATGGCGGAGTCGATCTTGCTTTTGGAAAACAATATATTCCAAAATATAAAAAAATGCAAGACATCGGCGAACTAAGTCAGAAAATTGATCAAATAATCCAAAATGCAAAAGCCGATTACAGGGGAAAATTATTGGCCATCCGCAATCAATTTTTAGACAACAACGTAGGTGAGGTTGTTACATTTACTATTTTATGTGACGGTATTGCTGGAGAATCAACGGGCGGCTCGATAAAAGGAGATGTGTTTGTAAAGATAGTTGCTGCAACATCTAAGGGCAGTAAAGTAATAATGGAAGAAACATTATCATTTTCACTTAAATCAAACAGCAAAACAATGGCCAATTTAAGCCCATACAAAGGCTTTATTGAGTTAATGAAAGTATTTGATATAAAAATGTCAAAACAGGTGGAGTCATATGCCTGGCTTGAAAATTTTAAAGCAACAACCGCCAAAGAAAAAAAGGATAAACAAACTGCAATAAGACGGCTGTTTGAAACAGTTTCTACGGAGTTTGAAAAAAAAGTCAAAGGAAAAGCAGAATCAAAAAAAGCGATGAATTATTTAAAAAAACATATGTTTGGTTCTGATAAAGCACACGTTGTTGAGATTCTGTCCAACACAACAAAAGAAATGACTGAAGAATATTTTGAAGTCATATCAGAAAAAATAGAGCTTGTCACAACAACAAAATATGCAGGCACAAAAGGCAAAGATTGGACACAAGGATACATCATTTTTAAAGATAAGAAAAGTAACGGTGTTGTATTTCATTTAAGAATGAACATAAGACTTGATTCAAGTGGCGTGTACAAGTCTATTAAATTTTTGGTCGAACTAGGCGGCGATATGAGTTCGATAATGAAGAAAAAGTAACTGCACGACAGAGGTAGACAGGGAAGCAACCATACGGAAGCCTGTAATCTACCTACTGTTTCGCCCTAAAGGGCTCGTCAGGTGCAGAAGCGCCATAGCTCATTTATTTCCTTTTGCGCTCAACAGAGCGACTTACAATCCCAAAGCCAGAATCCTAAATCTTCCGAAGATAGAACCTGTTTTATGCGCTACCAGATTCATGTCAGTTGAGAAAGGGCTGATACTTTGAGTGATACTATATATGTAATCCAAAATCTCTGCCGACTAATTTCCGAACAATCCTTGAATAAATTTTACCGTTCCAGCGATTTGAGCTATATCTCGTGTAGCTTGTGAAATTGTATCCAAAGTATTTCTATCTTCGTTTCTGTCAACGTCAGAGCCGTAGCCACGGCTATACATCCTGTCTCGTCTGGCGGCCTCTTCAGCGTGTATTGCAGCGGCTCGCTCTTTAGCAATCTGTGTGCGGATGCGCTCTCTATACACAGAATCGTCCGCGGCATACTCATATGGATCGTAGTGGGTGCTCGTGCCTGGATACGGGCGATATGGTTGTGCCTGACACACAGGAATAAAACACACAACAGCTAAAATGAACAAAAGTTTGTTTATCATACTTACATCATATCAAAAAAGGCCGTCAGTGTCAACATATTATGCCCCAAACAGAGTTTTAGTATTTGGATACAACATCTGATAATCGTTCGGCCTCTTTAGGGGACAACTTGTTATCATCCCCCAATATTTCTTTAACTTTATGCAAAAAATTTAGGTATTGATGTCGCTCTAGTAGCTTATACAAAACATTTTCTGGAAGTCTGTTTTTGGCACCATATTCTCTAATATCCAAATTTGTAAGATTTCTGGAAAAAGCATCAGCTCTATCTTTTTTTATGCCATTGTATAATGTCGCCAAACCCACAGCATCTTTTTCTGCCGATTTTAATTCTTTTTCTATCGCATCTGCAAGGGAAGAAACAGAGTTTTTTGGCAAACTTTTTAAATAATTGTAATCGATTAAATCATCTGCCAAATCTTTCTTTAACAAATCTATTTCAGAAACCACCTGTTTAAATCGATTCATGTACTTTTCAACATAAAAAGGTTGTTCTACTGGCCTACGAATGAATTGATTACTACTAATATCAAACACAGCATCAGCAGAATCGTTTGCGTTTTTAAAATCGGATTCATCATTTAACACATGAAAGTTTACTGGATGTTTTGTGCCTTCAATAAATTTTCCACTATTTTGAATGGCGGCCGCTCTAATTTCTTCCATCTTGTCGTCAGGATCTGCAACTAAAATATTAACATCCACATCAGAATCTTCTGTAAATCTTGTGGTTAAAATGCTGCCTATTAAGCTATAATCTTTAATTGTCATGTGCCGAGACAGTTTTGATATGCCAGCAAGGATCTGTGTTCTAACATTATGTTTTAGTCGTATTTCAGAGCCAAGATCAAATATAGCAACACTGTTAATTTGCCTATCCGGATCTATTATAGACTCTCTTAAATGACTTTTAAAATTTTTCATAATTAGGAGAACAATCTTGAGGACATGTGGCTATGTTTTCTACACATGGACAGCCTACGGCCGCACAAACAAAAAGCTGACAAACATTATCACCACAAGTGCTTATACAAAACGTTTGTTTTAATGGCTTATTGTAACTTCCCAATAAAGCTATGGCAAAAAGAAGTATTCCTATTGACAAAACAACTAATATTGGCGTTAAAAACTTCAACATAAATTTACATTACATAAAATCAAATGGGCTTGTTACTTTTATCCCCTGGCACCGTTCCGCTTCGGAGATAGATTCGTGGCAGGAAACGGCAAAAACACCCCCTAGCAACAAGCCCTAAGTATTTATCAGTCGGCATAATCTTTTGATGTCCATCCTAATTTACACAAAGCATCAGATACATCTGGAAAAACTTCTCCCTCATGCCCAGACAAATAAAAATCCAAGTATTCTTCATTTAGGCCACCACTAACATTTCTTAAATGGGCAACCACGCCGCCGGCGTAACGCCAAGATGCTGAAAACTCCTCCCCATCTTTTACCCATATCTTATTACACAATGCTGCGTAAAGATTTTTGGCAAATGTTTCGTCCATAACCAAATTCATTATGTCAGGATTATTCAAAAGCTCCCGTTCAAATTGAGTATTTCCATAAATCTCAAATATCATAACACTCCTTTAAAAAATGGTGGACCTGATCGAGAGTCGCACTCGATGTCCATAATGTCTTTGCTATTCCGTTTACAACAATATTCCGAACAATTTTTAGACCTTCAGGCAAATTACAGTTCGGACAACTATCAGCCATATAGGTAGTGGGTAACCACTATTCCCGCTCCAAGATTAGGTTTTAACCTCACGTTACGAACGGTTATCCGTGAGCACCGCTAGTTTGACTAGCGCAGTATATAAAGTAACTAGCAGAACATTTACATACCACGGCTTATGCAGCTAAGGCGTAAGCAGAGTCGTTGAAGTTTGCACTTAAACGTTGGTCCATTTATTACGATGCCAAGGACCATCATCGTGTTGTGGGTAATAGCTCCGAACACTAAGTCGAAACTACGCAGGCCCATATAGGTATATTATACAAAAAAAATGTTATGGAATCAATTCTTTTATGAATATCTGGAAATAAATCCTAAAACCAAATTTGGAATCATGTTTTTAGTTTCGGCATCTATTTTGGATAATACATCTTGAGCGAGCAATAAATTTTCGGCAGCAACATGTCTTGCTATGCTCTTTAAGACTTCTTTTTGATATGGAGTTCCTGTGTTGGCTGCCGATATGATTTTTTTGGCATACTCTTTACAATTATTAGAAAACTGTCTGGCCTTTTCTGGTGTTCCCTGCATAGTATATGCGTAGGTATAATGTGACTCAGACAACTTTTTTAAATGTTGTAAAAACAATTTGCGTTCTATCATCCATATATTTAGTTTGCTGTGATGTTTAATGAATCTTTGTCATCATCATCTTTGGTCTTTGAGTATTCTTCAATTAGGGCAAATACGCTATTCATAAAATCGGTATTATCCATGTGCTCCAGTAACTTTGGATCAAGTTTTGGTCTGTCGTCGGTTCCAACCTGCCTAAGTTCCCAGGCCAAAAGAAAAAACAAACAACATCCTGCGTTGGCAAGATGAGTCAATTTTGTTTCTTTGTCTTTATCTTGTCCATGAAACCATCTAGTAAGGTGTCTTTGAAGTGCACCAAACACCCTCGACCAATTCATTCCTTTTTCCCAATTTCTGGCTTCATACTTTGCTGCACCAAAAGTAAGAACTTTTGCAATCTCGTTTACAGCATCGTATGGAATAAGGTCCCATCGAATCTTATGCTGATCATGTTTGATTCCTTCGCTTTTTTTATTTTTATTTGACATATTTACCCCGATAAAGAATTTTGAGTTAAAGTATATATCTTCTTTTTAAGAAAGTCAACGGCTAGTCCAGCCCTAAATTAATTCTGGCAATAATATATTCTCGAACAAATCCAGAACGAACAATATCATTAACTGAAAATTCAATTAAAGAAAAGCTATTCATAGCTCTGGCAATTCTAATTAAGTTTTCTATTCCAGACACTTGATTCTTTTTGCCAGTCATTTTTAAATCATCTTGCCTGTGATCGCCACACAATATAACACGAGTATTTTTACCAACACGAGTGAGTATAGAATTAATTTCATGATCGGTACAGTTTTGTACCTCATCAACAATAATAATGGCATCATCGAAGGTTACACCTCGAATAAATGATGTGGACATAAATTCAAGATAATCTTTCTTTTTTAACAAATCATAAACGTCGCGGCGGCCGCCACACAACTCTGCAAAAATTTCACGATATGGTGCTTCATATAGTGCCATCTTTTCTTGTAAAGTTCCTGGCAAAAATCCCTGATCCCTGGTGGTAACAGCACTTCTTACAATAATTATTTTTTTAGCTATTCCAACTAACAAATCACCCAATGCAAAATATGATGCTAAAAATGTTTTTCCAGTTCCGGCCACACCATATAACAATAGGTGTTTATTAGAGCCGTTTGCATGAAACGCATTTTCTTGATTATCAGTTAAAGGTTTTATTTCAGCTAAGTTAAAATTGTGCTTCAATATCTTCTTTTGCCTTCTATATTCATCTCGAACTTCTTCAATCAACGTATCTTCTATGTGCTGTTGCTGGTGTCGGCGTGTTCTTTTGCCCATTAATAATCCTTGAGATTTTTTCCAGATTTTCCTAGTTTGGACTTAATTTGACTTATGCGGTCTTTAAACTGTGGACTTGGTTTTTTTAATCCGTCTATCCTAAAAGGACTGACAAGAGAAGGAGCACTTAAACAAGACTCAATTTTATTTTGCCCACAGTTTGGACATGGCTCTTCTGTTGGAATTTTTCTGTCATCTATTCTTAATAGACGTTCAAACGTGTGTTCACAATTTAAACATGTGTAATCATACGTTGGCATTTTTATCTCCCGAATAATCTAGCCAATTAAACCAGTCTGGCCTAGAACGTTTTTTCCATGATGCAAAGCCGGCTTTTGCACCCATGTAATAGCTCCTATACGCGGTAATAGGATCAGCATTTTTATATTGTTCGGGCATAGCTTGGGCCGGAGCAGTGAATGGAAGATGAGGAATATTATTTGGTGCGTTTTTGAGAGGTTCACGCAGCAACAAATCTGTTTTGTGTATTTTGCCGTAGCGGAAAGTATATTCATCACACAACGCCACGAATAATTCATATAACCACATATAGTTATTTATGCTCATTCTTACCCAAACGGCACATGGATGATGGACATGGCTACAATTATACAAGGTAATTTCTTTCTGCACATCAAGAAAAATATGTCGTTTAACTTTTTGTATTTTTCCAGTTTTGGTAACTTTTTCTACAACGGTTTCTGTTCCATCAAGTATTCTATGGGCCGTGCAAAGTAACTGGGCCGATTCAATAATCATTTTAACAACATGTTTATCCAAATGATATTGGGCTGCTTGTTTTGGATCTGACGATAGGTAAAATATGTTCATACTGTTAATGTAACATAAATACAGTAGAACGTAAATAACTTTATAGGGTAGTTACTATGAGTCTTAAAAAGAGAGTAAAGTGTTTGGTTTGTAGAGTGTTGGTTGCTCTTGGATTAAAGAGTGTGCAGTCTTGTAAGGCAGGGCCCCTTCCTGTCGCAGTTGAAGCACCAAAAAAGTCCACAAAAAAGGCTGGACGAAAATCAAAATCGTCAAAATCTGAGTAAAATTATTCCTTCTTTTCTGAAGGTTCTGGAGTTGCCACTACATTACGCTGAACCTTTTCCGAAGGTGTGTAATATGGCGGCTCACATTTTTCCCAAATTGTCTGATGATGCCCGCCGCCTCCAGTTTCTGGATCGTGAGCGTGAAGAAAGTAGTGCTGCAACTCGTGCCTATATATCATAGGCGCATCAACATTTTCTACAATAAAAACAGTTCTAGTTTCAGGTTGATATACGCCGACTATTGCACCAACTTGAATACCTAGAGGTGTTGCAATAAACTCTGGCACAAAATTAAATCCTATGTCCGGTCTGCTGTAAATATCAATAGAATTTGCTTTAACAATAAAACACCTAGGCAGGTGTGTCACCGTTTCATCTTTTATAGGACTATCTTTCCATACGTTAGTGTTTACACACTGAAGCGCCTTATTAAATTCTTCTTGCTCATTGAAGTGTAGACCGCAAGGCTCAAAATCATTCCATGACGATCTGGGAAATAGCTCATGAATAATTTGTCTATCTGAATGACCATTCACTGCTATTGATTCGCCACTGAGTAAAGATATAGGTGGCGCAAAAACAGAAAAGAATACAAAAATACCAGAAAATATACAGAACGCTACCGATGATGTAATGTGAATAATTTTTCCAAAAACAGAAATTGTTTTTGTAAAGGACGGCAGCTTAATTTTTGGTAGCTTTTTTAGAATTGGTTTTATTCGACTGGTCAGCTTCTTAATTGTTGTATTTTTAAGTGGCATTTTACATCCCAAATATATGTCTAAACTTATATTTAGACAAACGGATGTTGTGATCTGCCAACTAATCGTCCAAGTCTTCTGGCTTGATTGGAACTATAGCTATCTTAGTCTTTTTATTCTTATCTTTGTATAATTGTGGTAAAGAATCTTTAATATGCTTTGCCAAAAGCTGATTTATTCTATCAACCAATAGGTTTGTTTCTTCTTCTATTTGATCGTTTGGCTTATTGGTGTCAAATGTTAGAACCAACTCATATACCTTAACCAGCGCCCTGAGTGGTGCTGGCGGTACTGTCTGTTTTGGTTGACTCTTTTTTGTTGCCATCTTTGATACCTTCAGACTTTATTAATCCAGGAAAAACCTCATCAATAGCTTTTTTAGTTAATCCCAGATCGAGCTTTCTATCTTTTGCCTTCAATAGTATGTCAGCCTCAGTCTTATCCAAACTTTCTAAAAGCTGAATAAACATAGCTTCACGCTTACTCTGCTTTAAATTTGGTGCCAAGTCTTTAATAAACACGTACCATCCTTTTGCGGAGGCTTTCAATGTTGTTTGGGCCAATCCGTCGGGAACAACCGCTTTCTTAAACGGTGGCTCACCTTCAGGCAAGGCCAAAATTAAAGACCGGTCAAAATTCATTCTTAAAATTCCACGAAGTGCTGAACAGTCATTATCTTTCAATATCTGCAAACGCTCGGTTTTTGTTTTTGCAGATTTCAATTTTCCAACAACTTCTCCAATACTTAAAGTCATACTAATTCCTCAAAACTCAGAAATACTTTCTAGTAAGTATTTAAGCCGATTCTCTACAAAATAATTTAGTAATTTTCGTCTGTCACCAGACGGACCTTTTTGGTAACATTCAACAATTTTATCTTGGATGTCTTGTGGAGTAAAGGATAAATCAATTAGCTGCTGATTGCGCTTAAAATTTCTAAGCATCATATCGTCACAAAATTTTTCTGGCTCCCGTATTGCCATCCACTCAGTTAATCGCTCTTTTCTGATGGGCTTCTGTCTCTGACCATCAGTAACAAATACTGCATCATTAGACAAAAAGTTTGGTACACCATCACCCGAATCGCCAGTTAAAATGTGCTCAAACAGAACGTCATCTGGAGAATCCGTAGTTAAAAACTTCTTCATCATTGGCGAAAACTGTTTTACGTTAGGATACTTTTGCAACTGCATAAAATCTTTATCACCTGATATAATCAGAACATCCTCGGGTGTTGGATCTAATGTTCCAGTGGAAAGATTGTGTGTCTGAGAATATCTAACCATAGTGCCAATAACATCATCAGCTTCAGCACCTTCAACTTGAATCACTTTATATGGAAATCTATCTCTAATTTCATCTCTAATCTTATTTAGAGTGGTGAAAATTAAATTCCAATCAAACTTTGATGCGTCTCGCATCTTTTTTCTGTTTGCTTTGTAATAAGGAAATATCTCGCGGCGCCAGTACCGCTTATCGTCGGCACAGAACACCATCTCACCATATTTTTCAGAAAACTTTTTCTTGTATGATAAGATTGACGACAACACCATGTGTCGTATCAAATCCTCAGATAGCTCTGCATTTGGATTAGAACTAATCTGAGACATCAAATTGGATATAAGAGTTTGGTTAAAGTCTATCAAAATCATAATATCAGTATATCACAACACACAAGGGCTGAAAATGATTATTTTTCCAAACTATGTAAAAACACCAATCCGGGCAAACTGCCGTTCATCCAAGATGTGGTTCCAACCAATTTAAATCCATTTTTGGAATAAAACTTTGTGGCTCTGATATTATCAGCTCTAACAGAAAGATATACATCGGACGAACATTCAACACAAAATTGTTGTAAAACGGCCGATGCGTAGTTTGTTCCCGAGTCTCGATCGGAATTTAATATCTGATGTAATATATGATCACCTCTTTGGGCCTCAACGGTGCCAATTTTTTGGCGCCTTTGATATTGATTGAATATGATAATTATACCTTTATCATATATCACTTTGTTTGCTAATATATTTCGCTCAACATAATCTTTACGAATATGAGGAAACCACTCTCTACAGTTATAGAAATGGTTGTATATTTCAGGTAACGTATCTAACGTTGCCCTATTCAACTTCGTCTGGTAAGAGAGATTTAAGGTCATCTGTGGCTCCAATATCAACAACTAAATGTATGCGCTCTTCGTTACCACCATTTATGGCTCGGTGCGGCTTGCGAATATCAAGATACCATAGCTCGCCCTTTTTCATATTTACGGTGCGCTCTTTCCCTCTATAATCCCAAACAGTAAAATCTACTTTTGGGTTTGTTTTTATTGGGAGATGAATTCGCATCAAAGTACCATCTGTAACCCCAGCATCAGGCTCCACCTGATCTGTGTGTCTGGTAAGTTCTCCGCCGCCAGGTGCAAGTCTCATAAATCGTATTCTTTCCTGGGTACCAAGTCCCAATAGCTTGACAACCTCCTCTACTTCTGGAAACAAGGATCGCATCTCTGTGTCTTGTAGAGTGTATGACTCGTTTGCGTGTTCTTTATTCCATGCCTCTCCCATACAAGCAGGCTTAGATATAAAAGATGGATCTTGAGAAAATCCTCGGAGTGAAATTGCAGACCAGGCTTTCCCCTTATTGTGTTTTGAATAGTGATTAGCATATTGAACATCAAATTTTTCTAACTTCTCAGCAATAGTATCACACAACTTTGACAAATTTGGCGAATTTAATTTTACCAACGAAAGTTTTTCGGCAGGATCAACATATGGATGTTCTCTTGGTGTGGTTGCTGAAACAGCATCTCTAAAATATATTCCATATATCTCAGAAAATGTGGTAACTTTAATGCCAATCTTTTTAAATCCTGCCTGTTCTACAACTTTTCGTTGAACATCATCTTCCTCGAATACATATGCCCAGGTTGATTGTGTGCTATCTTTGGTAACAATATCTCGAATTGCTCCAACAATAGTATCAACAGAGCCGCCGGACTCTAGCCCTATAGCATTAATAATTCGATCACCTTTTAATTTTTTGCCTATTACAACATCATAATACATTACAATATCAGTGCTTGTTTTAGTAACGTGTGTGTCAATATAACCTGCGCCAGGAACATGAACCAAACGCTCTTTAGAAAGAGAGTCGGCAATCTTAGGACCATTCCATTGTGCAAAGGGAGAAAACGCAAAAGAATTATATCGTGAAAAACAAGTTTTTATATCATTGATTCGTGTGAGTTCAAATCCTTTTTGCCAAGGCTTTTTAGTGTCTGTAGATGATTCTTGAGTTTGAGTTGTCATTTTATTCTCCATTAATGTTTTTCTGGTCCGTGTTTTACGGCTTTGTATTCCTTATAGCACATTTCCGCAATCTCTGGCCTATATAGCTCAGGACGATATTCATCTAGCACATAATATATTCCATCCTCAAAACCATGACAATATATTTCTTTTTCATCCATGTGTGCTTGAATTCTTGTTTTTTCTTGTGATATTCCATATCCAACTAATGTGCCCAAAATGAAATTCAAAATTGCAGCACACACCAAAACAACAATAAACGTCATATATCAATTCTCCAATCTATGGCTTATTTCCTACTCTTGATCTTTTTCATTTTGTTTATGGCATCTTCAAACCCAAAATGGTATCCCAGCAAAAACATCACAAGACTTAAAAACCAGGCGCCACAAAATATAACTAAACTATTCATCGTCTTGAACCTGCTTTAAATATTTTTCTGCTCTAGCAACCAGCTCTTCGGAAGAAATTTTGGACACATCTTCACCTTTGAGTTGTGCCAAATTTTCAACCTTTTTAATAGCAGAAATTATTGTGTTAAATCTTTGTGCCATTAAGATTGAACCCTCAAGTCTGCCAGCAGATCGGCCAAACGAAAAACATAAAAATGCCAATAATACAATAAACAAAAAATGAACTGTTACCATCTTAATAACTTTGTCCAAAAAGTTTCATTACGTTCTACATTGTCTTTCATCCAGCGCAAAATTTTAACGGACGTGTTAAGCCGGTCTATTTGCTGAATAAAGTATATTTTTTCATCATGAGACAGTGGCATCTTTAATTTTTCCATGTATGCAATATCCATTGCACTCATGTTTACGGTATCTATCAAAAAGTCAATCTGAGTAATTAATGTAGTTTTTCTACTACTGAAGATTGTTTTGGATGGATTTTTTTTGAATAATCTCCCCGACAAATTCCGCAACTTGCACACAAAGAGTTTCACTGGTTCCAATATCATTAACATAATCCTCTTCAACGTCAATCATAATTGTTGCTGCCAAATCATTCTCGATGTACACAGCAATTTTTTTATACATTAGTCTTTTTCCGTACAATCTGTGACAACTCTTTGCCAGCTATGGTTGATATAACACTTGTGTCATAAAACCGTTTTAATGATGCCATGACGGAGGCGTTTTCAGGATTTTTAGACAACTCATCTAATCGTTCCATCAACTCATTATACGTTGGATGAAAACTTTCCGAATAAACACCATCTTGATACTGAACATCAAAATTGTCTTTATCCAATTTCATTTTTCCACCATAGCGATATATCGCATATTGATGGATTTGATTCTCAACTTGATCAATGTCGGCAGTGTTTGATAAGTATCGTAAATATAACTGACTTGCCAATTTACAACGTTTTTCTTTGAGAAGAAAAATGTCTTTCCGCCAAACTGCGTCATATAATGCAGGTATGTCACCTATAGGCATCATAAAAATAAATTGTTCGATGTCACAATTTTTTTCAGGCCAGAAATTTTTTAAATTGATGTGTGACAGTGATTGTCGAGCTTTTTCGGCCCTATGTTTATGCTGATCGCCGCGGAAAACTTTTTGAACAAACAAAGGTGATGTGTTTTTATTATACCAAGACACGGCCTGTTTTTCTAGGCCATCCTCAAATTTTTTTAAGTTAATCAAAAGAGCTTGAGTTTTGTTTTGTTCCAATACTGCAAAGTAACAGTATTCATCAGACACCTGTTTACGAGTCTCGTCAACAAAAGGAAAAACTTTAATAACATCAAATGAAGATTTTGGAGCTTCATATGACTCATACGTTCTAACATCTATACCATAGTTCTCAGCAAGATGTTTTGCCAATTTTATGGTTAACAGAACATCCGATAATGATTCGTGAGACTGAACATCATTTTTATCTAAAAGATCAAATGATTTTGCCACAGACTCTAATTTAAATATTGGTCTACCATCTTCACGCTTCTGCAACTTTTCATAAAAGTCTGGTCGATCACACGCTAGACGTTTAACAACATGAAGAACATCGCCATATTTTACTGAGCCACCAAAATAAGGATTTAATCCATTTCTTATCATGCTGGTTCTTAAATATGGCACATCAAACTTATTAGAATTATATCCAACAAGTCTTGTATCAGTCCACTCAATAATTCCCTGTAGATGCTTTTGTATTTTTGCCAGGGCAATATGTTCAGAGTCTTTTGCTTCTAAATTGTGAAGTAACACATCTGTTTTAGTAGCAACTATAGCGTCAGGAGATGGTAATTGAATTCTTGATATTTTGATCTTATCACGCAAACAAGACTTTATATTCCAATCTTCATCAACCTCAACAAAGGCATAATTCAATATTTGACCCACTGGATTTAGATCGGTGGTTTCAAGATCAAAAAATATCGTATTCATAATTAAACAGCTTTGAGTAGTATGGTATCTGTATTAATTCTTCCAGTCAACTTTTTTTCTTTTGCTCGAATTCCAGGAAGAATTTTTCTCAAGGCAACCTTGCCAGCTTCCAAAACTTGTGGTAATACATCCTCAGGTTTTCTCAACTTTTTACAAATAGATTCTGCCGTATCAAAGTTCAGTATTGTACATCCTTTAACAGAAAATCCATGAGCATTAGTACAAACATAAACTCCAAGTGTTCTATATTTGGTGTTATATACCCAGAGTTGTGTGGCTCCAACAACCTGTGTTGCTGGAATACTTTTTAGTGTTCCATCTTCTTTCTTATATTTTAGTTTGGCAACTTGCTTGAGTGGAGACTTAGGTTTTTTAACTCTCGGCGCACGATTGTTTAGAGAGATTTGTTTAGCAACATCTACCCAACGGCGAGATTCTTCTATAATATTTTCAACAAACGAAATAAACTTTTTCATATCCGACTTACTCAGGTGCGAATATGCTTCAGTTAATTGTTCACAAGTTCCAGATTGTGCCTCTTTTAATTCATTAAGCAAAACTTTTTCATGATAGTCTGCAATACTTTTGGCATGTTGGTGTTTTACTGGCGTTTGTTTTAACCAGGCAGAAACATCAAAATCACTTTTCATTCCATTTTGCAAAAAATGATCTACCTTTTCTGCAAGCTCACCTAAAAGCTCTCGTAATTGGTTTTCAAGATGTTGTTGAACCCCGATTTTCTTTTCTACAACATCAGCATCCACTTCAGTATTATTGGATGCGTCCACAACTTGAAGAATTTTTACCTTTTCTTGGTGTATGTGCTGATCATAACTAACGGCAACATCTTTGCCATTTACAGTCTTAATTCTGCACAAATATCCAACACTACTAGATATAGAAACAGAAGAGCATTGTTCAATTTTTGTTATTGTGTCAGGACTCTCCCCGGAGAGTTTTAAAAATTCTATAAAATATTTTCTAGCATCATCGGAGCTTTTATTATAGTTGTACCAATTTAACATCTGCGACAACTGTCCTTCAGAACCATCTTTGTTCCATCTTGGTTCATCGTCAGCTATCTTCATTCTTGGTTTTGTTTGCTTGTTCATAATAATTGGAATATGAATAGTGTTAATGTCTAATCTTAACACAACACAGGCAACACTACAACGAAAAAACTGTTTTTTAATAACAATAATATCAAACAGTTATTACAGCCAAATTCAATAGGAACGGAAAAAACATCAAACGTGTGAGACGATACAGTCCTGGCATCCTACTTACTTTTTGGATTGTTATTTTCAAATCCATATTTGGCCACAAAATATGAGTCTATAATATCTGACATTGGAGAATCACCCTCATTACAAGGTATTATGGATGATATATCAAACTGCGACTGCTCAACAAAACTCTCGTACATAATCATTTTGTTGGCATTACCTTTGCCACTTGCAAACTTTTTTATAGTTGGTGGAGAAACTTCAACGAATGTAATATCTTTTGTCCACA